AGCAACCTCATCAACCATGTTCTTTGGGAAATTCGCCTCAGGCTTGTACCAATCTCTGACAACCTTCCCATAGGAGGGGATGATGATACCCTTTGGGTTAGCAGGGGAGTGCAAATACTTCCTGAAAGTGTTTGTGCGTGTTATAATGTTGTACACGGAATTGTACACATCAGGATGGTGTGCTGTCAGGCTAAGATAAGACACAAGGCGCTTGACACGGTACTGCGGTGCAATTGTCTTGACTTTGGCAACCATCTTGCCAACAAGGCGTTCCCTGTCATGATAAACCGCAAAACGAGTGGGCTTGAGCCCAGCAAGTTTGAAATCGCTGATGTCAGATGGAGTAGGAGTGCGGACACGCTTGCTGAGAAACATAATATTCTCAAGTGGCCCTGTGGCTTCCAGGTTGTTAGTCACCCCCCATTTAGCCATCGCAGACTGTATGGACCTAAAATTCCATGCGGCTGGCTTATTACCAGCCATACTAAGCATATGGTCATCTCCGAAACAAGAAAGCTCATTGTAGAATTTGAACTCCTTAGCAGAAAGCCCAGTTATTTGCTTCCAAGCAAGAAGGTACAGCACAACTAGACCTACAGAGTTATCCATGCTAGTGGATGAGTGGCCTGTGGTCAGGCCTGTCCCTTTGGCATAGATGTCACCAGTGGAAGTTGTGTTGAGTAGTTGTTCTTCAACTTGCCTGTAATTGATGTCAATCAGACGGGCAATGCGGTCACGATCTTTGTGATTCTCAAAGCCCTTCTTGCGAATGGAAGCAATCAACGTCCTAACATTACCAGAAAGGGTGGAATCAAATTCTGACATGTCACCTGCATAATGGATTTGGCACCTGGCGTGGTTTGTGTAAACATAATCCATCCAGTAGCCATTAAGAGGCATGCCAACCTTAATAGGTGTTGTCCTCCACTGGAAATTATGATTTGGAGAATAATTCCAGACTGTTGACATAATGTATTGCCCAATAGGTGAGCCAATAACAGTACGCAGTTTGTCTGCCAAATACTTCCTAGGAGGCAGAGCTTCATCCTTGACGGAAACATGAGCAACAGGAGCCAGCAAAGGGGCAAACTCAAAAGTGGCCCTCCAAAGCTTCTTGAAGTTTGCATAGCCTATGGTGGAAATAAACTTCCAACGTGAATACTTTTTGCGTGGGTTGTCTGGGTCTACCATGAAACTACCAAGTGAGTACTTCTTCTCCCACATTTTGATGATATAATTGAATGGGGTGATGCGTGAATACTTGAAGATGTCGCCAACCAAGTACCAAACATCCTCTATGTCAATATCTGGG